ATGAAACCGACATCCAAAGCGGCGGCGGAGATCAAGGCGCTGGCGCGCAGGCATTCGCGCGCCGCGATCAAGGTTCTGGCCGCGATCATGAACCAGGATGACGGGCCCGCCACGGCGCGGGTGTCGGCGGCGCAGGCGCTGCTGGATCGCGGCTGGGGCAAGGCGGCGCAGCCGCTGGCGAGCGAGGCGGAAGGTGTGGGCGTGCTGGCGCGGATCGAGCGGGTGATTGTTGACGCTCAAGCAAACGATGGCGGGCAAACAAACAGCAGCGGCGAAGACGCCGGCGCGCACCCTGAAGATTGATACGCCGCGGGTCTTTCTGCCGCTGCTGGCGCCCGCGCGCTACAAGGGCGCGTATGGCGGGCGTGGATCGGGCAAGTCGCATTTCTTCGCCGAGCTGTTGATCGAGGACTGTCTGGTTCAGCGCGGGATGCTGGCGGTGTGCATCCGCGAGGTGCAGAAGTCGCTGAAGGATTCGTCCAAGCGATTGATCGAGACCAAGCTGAAGGAGCTGCGGCTGGGCGAGGCGGACGGGTTCAAGGTTTTCGAGAAGGAGATCAAGACGCCCGGCGATGGCGTGATCATCTTCACGGGTTTGCAGGACAGCAACAACGAGAACATCAAGTCGCTGGAAGGCTTCGGCCGCGCCTGGATCGAGGAGGCGCAGGTTCTGTCGCATCGCAGCCTGACGTTGCTTAGGCCCACGATACGGGCGAAGGATAGCCAGATCTGGGCAAGCTGGAATCCGCGCCGCAAGGGCGATGCGGTGGATGACTTCTTCCGGGCGAAGCGGCCGGCGGGTGCAGTGGCCGTGGAAGTGAACTGGCGCGACAATCCCTGGTTTCCGGATGTGCTGGAAGCCGAGCGGGTGAGCGATTTTCGTCTGTACCCGGACAGATATGATCATATCTGGCAAGGCGGATATGCCAAGGCGCTGGAGGGCGCGTATTTCGCGCGGGCGTTGGCGGAGGCGCGGGAACAGCGGCGCATCTGCCGGCTGGCGGCCGATCCGTTGTTGCCGGTGCGCGCCTTTTTCGACATTGGCGGGTCGGGGGCGAGCGCCGACGCCATGGCGATCTGGATCGCGCAGTTCGTCGATCGCGAGATCCGGGTGCTGGACTACATCGAAGGGGCCGGCCAGGTGCTGGCCTATTACGTGGGGTTGTTGCGGGCGCGCGGTTGGGGGCAGGCGTTGTGCGTCTTGCCGCATGACGGCGTGGCCGAGAACAGCATTACGGGAAAAAGGTACGAGGACCATGTACGGGACGCTGGTTTTGAAGTGCAGGTGATCCGCAATCAGGGCAAGGGCGCGGCGATGATGCGGATCGAGGCTGCGCGGCGGTTGTTTCCCCGCATATGGTTCAACCAGGCCGCGACCGAGGCGGGTAGGGACGCGCTGGGCTGGTATCACGAGAAGAAGGACGAGACGCGTGCCGTGGGGTTGGGGCCGGAGCATGACTGGTCATCGCATGCTGCGGACAGTTTTGGGCTTATGTGCATCGCCTATGAGGAGCCGGAACGGGTTCGGGCCGACACCCAGGCCGAGCCGGTTGAGGGTGGGTGGATGGGATGATTTCTCGTCGCATCCCGCGTCCGCTTGACAAAGCGTTCCCTATATGTTCTTTTAAAGGGGCTGCCTCGCTCAAATGGCGTAACTGGGCGTTAACTACCTTGGTACGATCTGTATTAAGCATGTGGGAGCCTCGAGTCGGCCCCGCGCGAAAGAAAGATACGACCCATGCGGCATCAACGTGTTCAATCGGGTCGCCCGTGAGCAGGGCCGATTTGATCTTGGCGCTATTGGCTTCAGCGTCTGGACGCTCGTATTCGCCTGCGCAGCTTCAAAAGACCGTATTTTTGGTCACGCGCAATGTTCCTGGCCTCGTCAACGAGGGGCCGGGTTTCGATTTTCAGCCATATGACTATGGCCCGTTCGATAAGGCTGTGTATCAAGAAGCCGAGGTTCTCAAACAGGCCGGTAACGCAGAAATCGTCCCGTCCCCGTGGGGGCGTTGGGTCACATATGCTGCAACGCAGGCCGGTATTGAACGGGGCGAGCAAATTCTGAATGGTCTCAGAGGTGAGACCGCGCAGTATCTTCGGCAAGTCTCTGCATGGGCTTTGTCACAGTCCTTCAGCAGCTTGGTGAAGGCGATTTACGACATGTACCCGGAAATGAAGGTCAACAGCATCTTCAAGGATGCGCCTGCGTGACCGTTATCGTTGGGGTGCGTTGTTCCGATGGCATCGTCATCGGTGCGGATAGCGCCGCGACGTTCGCTGCTGGGCACCAGCCTTTAATGAAGCACGACAGCGACAAGCTGCAAATAGTCGACAATAGACTCATCATTGCAACTACAGGCTCAGTCGGGCTGGCGCAGCGGTTTCGAGCCGTTGTTGATGTGGCAAACAAGCACAATATATTCGCCAAGGATTGCCTGGCTGCGGTAACCCATCTCGCCCGTGAAACCATTTTAAATTTTCAGAACACCCACATTCACCGCGACGCTCACATGGGCTGGGGATTGGGTGCGTTCGTCGGTGGTGTGTTTAAGGATGGGGTTGAACTCGTTGAATTCCCGTGGACTGACTTCCAGCCGGAGGTGAAGACCGGGAAGTTATTCTTTGGTTCGATGGGCTCTGGCCAGATGTTGGCTGATCCATTCTTATCGTTTGTGTCCAGAGTTATGTGGCAAGACAAGCAGCCGACGGTAGACGTCGCTCGTTTTGGTGTGCATTGGGCACTAAGCCACACAATAGATTGTGCTCCTGGCGGGGTTGGTCATCCCATTAAGCTGGCGACCCTGAGCCAGAAGGGTGGCCAGTGGGGTTGCAGATTGCTTGAAGAGCAGGAGCTGCAGGAACAGGCTCAGTACATTCAGGCGATTGAAGAATATATGCGTAACTATGCCAAGACTGGCATCGAAAGCGCGGAGGCTGCACCTCCGCCTCCACCTCCACCTAACAATCAAGCCAATTAGCATTTCCGACGAGCCGCGCTAGCGGGTCTATTCCCCATCTGACAGGTATCTGATGACCGACGAGCAATTGCTTGCCGACGCAAAGAGCGCGTTTGCGCTGTGCGAAGAAGCAGAGGCGGAGAACCGTATTACGGCTCTCGATGATCTGCGTTTCGCCAAGCTGGGCGAGCAGTGGCCCGAGAGCGTACGCCAGCAGCGCATCCGCGATGGGCGGCCGTGCCTGACCATCAATCGCCAGCCGGCCTTTATTCGCCAGGTGGTGAATGCGGCGCGGCAGAACCGGCCGGGCATCAAGGTGCATCCGGTGGACAGCGCCGCCGATGTCGAAATCGCGGAGATCTATAACGGATTGATCCGCAATATCGAGCAGACATCTAAAGCCGATGTGGCCTATGACACGGCGGTGGATTGCGCGGTTTCCAACGGCTTCGGCTATTTCCGCATCACCAGCGATTATGCCGATGACGATAGCTTCGACCTGGAGCTGAGGATCGAGCGGATCGCCAATCCGTTCAGCGTCTATGCCGATCCGTTGAGCACGGCTTCGGACTCCAGCGACTGGAACCAGTGTTTTGTCACCGAGGTGCTTTCGCACGACGCCTTCCGCGCCAAGTATAAGGGCGCCGACCCGGTGAGTTGGAGCGATGACGGCTATCAGAAGCTGCCGGCGCCCTGGTCGGGCGAGCACAGTGTGCTGGTGGCGGAATGGTGGCGGCGCGAGCGGGTGAAGCGCAGCATCCTGGCGTTGTCGGATGGCTCGGTGGTCGAGGCCGATGTTTATCTGAAACAGAAGGACGTGCTGGACGCGCAAGGCGTGACCGTGATGGGCGAGCGCGTCGTTGCCAGTCATAAAGTGACGCAGACGGTGCTAACCGGCGCGGAAGTGCTGGAGAGGAATGACTGGGCGGGCAAATACATTCCCATCGTGCCGGTCTATGGCGATGAAGTGAATGTGGAGGGCAAGCGGCATTTCCGCTCGCTGATCCGTGACGCCAAGGACAGCCAGCGGATGCTGAATTACTGGCGCACCGCATCGACCGAGCTGACGGCGTTGTCGCCGCGCGTGCCGTTCATCGGCAAGAAGGGCAGCTTCAAGTCGGACGCGCGCAAATGGGCGAGCGTGAACAGCCAGAACCATGCCTTCATCGAATATGATGGCGAGCTGCCGCCTGCGCGCCAGCCGCTGGACAGCGGGGCGGCGATCGGGGCCATTCAGGAGGCTTTGAACGCCAGCGACGACATGAAGGCCATTCTGGGCCTGTATGATGCGAGCCTGGGCGCGCCGGGCAACGAGATTTCGGGCGTGGCGATCCAGGCGCGGCAGGACCAGGGCGACACCTCCAACTATCATTTCATCGACAATCTGGCGCGCGCCATCGAGCATGGCGGGCGGATTCTGATCGACCTGATACCCGTGGTCTATTCCGGCAAGCGGATGATCCGCGTCCTGGGCGCCGACAACAGCGCGAACGCTGTGGCGCTGGGCGCGCCGATGGCGGTGAAGGGGGCGGATGGAAATCCTGCGCTCGATCCCGCGACCAAGCTGCCGATGACGCGGCTGTGCGATCTGGGGCGCGGGCGCTATGACCTGACGGTGGAGACGGGGCCGAGTTTCGCCACGCGGCGCGAGGAAGCGGCCAGCCAGATGCTGCAGCTGCTTCAGGCCTATCCGGCGGCGGCGCCGGTGCTGGGCGATCTGTTGGCGCGCAACCTGGACTGGCCGGAAGCCGATGAAGTGGCGCGACGGTTGAAGGCGCTGTTGCCGCCGCAGATCACGGCGGCGGCGACGCCGGCTGTGCCGGGCGCGGTGCCTCCCCAGGTGCAGGCCGCGGCGGCGCAAGTCGTGACGCTGATCGCGGGGCTGAAGCAGCAGAATGCGGCGCTGGCGGCACAGGTCGCGTCCTTGCAGAACGACCGCAGTCTCGAAAACCAGAAGCTGGGTATCGATGCCTTCAAGGCCCAGACCGAAAGGCTGAAGGCTGTGAGTGGCGCGTGAGCCGCGGGCGCGCCGCGGGCACAGGACGGAGCTGACGATGGCGGATGAACAGGTTGGCGGGTTCGGCGCCGCTCGCCCAAGCTCGCGGCATTCGCCCCCTTTCGCAGGTCCACTGGACCTGCCCACGCGCGATCCGCGCGCCGGGGGCTCATGGGCGGATAACGGGATCATGGCCGGTGTGCCGGCAATGAACGCGGCGGCGGGCCAAAGTACGCTTGGCGCCGTGATGAGCCCCGAGCAGATGGCCGACGTGGATTGGGGCGAGGATGAGCCGCCCGATCTGGGGCCGGGTCTCCACACGCTTTTGAAGAGAGGGGACGAACCAGATTCAGGGCCGGCGCCGCTGGACAGCACGAACGGCCAGAACACCGGGGATGATGCACCGCCCTGGACGGTGAGCGGGCAGGACCCCGGGCTTGTGCCACCGGGCGGCGCGCCGTCGAGCTCGCCCACGGCGGATCAGATTGATCCCAATGCGCCGGCAGCGGTAACGCCGCCACCTGTGCCGTCCTTGCCGCCCAAGTATTTGCTCGATCAGATCGCAACTGGTGAAAGCGCAGGGGACCCAAGCGGGCGTTCCGGGTATGACGTGATCTATGGCTTCGGGCAGACGTCCAAGCCGCTTTCCCGGATGACCCTGGATGAGGTCCGCCAGCAGCAGGCGCAGATGGGCAAGAATACACCGGTCGGGCAGTATCAGATCACCAAAGACACCATCGATCACATGCAGAATGAGTTGGGGCTGGATGACGATACGGTCTTCAGCCCCGATGTGCAGGATCAGATGGCTCAGCAACTGATGGCGGACAGGGGCCACTGGAACGATTTCATCAACGGCAAGATCAGCACAGCCCAATTCGGACAGAACCTGACCCCGACCTGGAGTTCACTGCAAGACCGGGACAGGATGGCGCAATTCCAGACATTGCTTTCGCAGGTGCCGCGTAACAAATAATTCGGCACTTCATGGAGCAGGGACGGAAACTTTGCTTTAGTATCGCGGTTTCTCAAGTCTGGAGCGACTGCCATTCGTCCGCTATTTCTTTCGATCCTGGCATTTGTTTTCATGGCATTTGGATTGTCTTTCGCCGTCGCCAGCCCTGGGACTTGGCCCTATCCGCTTTATGCCATGCAGAAGGAGATATCTACCTTACCGGAGAAGGCATGGCGGCCTTATGCCGAGGTGCGGACGGAATTGTTGCAGCAAGGCTGGAAGCCTTTTGCCGCTGCACATGCCGATGGTGATGATTTTTGCCATGACTCAGATCGGCTGTGTCAGAAATATCCGGAGCTTTTATGGTGCTATCTCGCTGGCCGGCCTGGGTGCCATCTGGGCTTCTACAAGACCACACCGATGCGTTACCGGGTTGTGCTGGTGGATGGCCAAAAGAAATACTGGAGAGTTGCGGCGATTTTCGAGCCGGACAGACAATTCATTCAGAAATGGTTCCATCGCAAGGCTGGTGAAGAGCGATAACCAGTGGCAGTCAACTGGTGGTCGCCGTCGAGGTCGCCGTGCTGGTCGATGCACCGGGCACGGCAAAGGTCACCGCTATGGCGATGAGCGATACGCCGATGAAGCCGGTGCGGTAGGAAATGTGCTGTGCGGCCTTGGTGCCCGCGGGCTTTCCAGGCGCCAGGAGCTGAGGCCAGGCGGGCTGGGTTGCCAGGGCAAGGATGGCAAGGATCAGGGGCGCGCGCGACATGGGCGAAAGTTATGGCAGCCGGCCCGCGCGGCAAAGTTAAATAGAAGCGAGGGGTCAGCGAAAGCGGGGCCCGGTGATCCAGATCACCAGCGACTTGCGGGTTCCGGCGGTGACCGGGGCGACGCGGTGTACGCCATAAGAGGGGAAAGCGATCAGCATGCCGCGATCGCGCGGCGCGGTCTCGGTCCGGCTGCCGGCCAGGAACTGAAGGTCGCCGCCCTGATAGCGTGACGGGTCGGTGAGTTGCAGCGAGAGCGAGAGCTTTCTGCGGGTGACCAGCGGGCCCTGATCGACATGCCAGTCATAATGGCCGCCTTCGGCGTCGTGATAGACCGAATACTGGATGCGTTCGGAAAAGCCGGTCAGGTCGAAGCGATAAGCCATGGCGTTGATCATCATGGTGATCTGCTGGATGCGGTCATAGATCCATTTGTTCGGTTCGGCCGAGTCCAGCCAGGCGGTGCGGGTGACGCGGATCAGGTCGCGGGTGTCGGCCGCGATGTCGGTCATCAGGCCGGCTTGTGCCAGCGGCAGGCCGTCGCCGATCTGTTCGATGCGGTCCAGTTCTTCGGCCGTGAAGGCGTTGGCCCAGGGCACGAAGGTGATGGTGGGCGGCAGTTCGGGCGGGGATTGCTGCATGGATGAACGATAGCGATTTGAGAGACGGGGTCAAAATGGCTGATGATCTGGACAATTCAGGCGTGCCGGATGGGTGGGCGCCGGATGGGTTGATGGCCGGGCTGCCGGCAATGAACGCGGCGGCGGGGCAGAGCACGTTGGGCGCAGTGATGACGCCGGAGCAGATCGCCCAAGCGTGTGGAACGGACGGGCAGGGTGCATCCGATAGCGTGCCGTGGACGGTGAGCGGGCAGGATCCGGGCATCGTGCCGCCGGCTTTAACGGACCCGATCCGCCAGGCCAGGACGCCGCCGGATCCGGCCGGTTATGCCCGGGACGGGGAATTTGCAGCACAGCTCCAGGCCGATCCCAACGATCCGAATGGCAATACCGGATTGGGTGGGTTCGCCTATACCGCCGGGCAGGAGGGGCAATTCCACAGAGGTGGTGCGCAGGACGCGCAGGCGCATGGTGGCTCGACGTCTGACGGAAATTACGATTTCGGGGTCTACAATGCGGCTGCCGGAATTCCGCTTTCGGGTGCGCTTGACCTGGCCAATACTTATGGAAAGTATTTCAGCAAGTATCCGCCGGACTGGAAGATGGATCAGACCTATACCTCCATTCCGCCGCAAAATGTCCAGAACATCACCAAGGGCTACAATGACTATCAAGGCGGGAAGTTTGGCGGGACGGATTGACGTGGTTGCGCGCCGGTTCGGGACTGTGCTCGCACTTTGCCTTTGTGCGGCGGCCTGTGGCAATGACGACCCGGACTGGAAATTCGAGCAGAAGTCCCCCAACGGATATTGGGTGGCGGAGGCCAAGAACGTCCATACCGCCGGGCCAGGCAACGCAACTGATGATACGTCTGTGGCATTGAAGCGGTCCGACCAATCCGACAAGGACGCGATGCTCATTATCGATCTTGATTCAGAGAGCATTGAAACCGGAGGCGTAGAGCTGAACTGGTTGACCAACCGGCATCTGGAAGTGGTCTATGGCAAGGGATCGACCGTCACATTCCAGGCCGTCAAGCTTGCGGATGTGGAGATTTCGTTGCGCCATGTCGATCAGGTCGTGTTCCACAGCCTGCCCAACTGAACTTCTGACATTTGGGATGACACGCCGTGGACGACGCGCCACGGCCTGATTGCCGACACGCGTCTTTAACCAAAGGAACAAGCATGACCATCGAGAACGGGGCCAATGCGGCCACGAACGATCCCGCTTTGCCGGACGACCAGGTGGATGACGCCTGCGATACGCCGGAAGAGGTCGAGGTTCAGTATAACGGCAAGAGCTATTCGCTGCCGCCCGAGTTGCGCGATGCGCTGCTGCGCCAGGCCGACTATACGCGCAAGACCCAGGAGCTGGCCGGCCAGCGCCGCGCCTTCGAGGCCGAGCGCGAAGGCCATCGCCATCAGGCGGCTGCGATGCGCAGCCATCTGCAGGATGCGGCCAGGATCGTGGCGCTGAACGATCATCTGGCGCAGATGGACAGTGTGGACTGGCCGGCGCTTCAGGGCCAGGACCCGGCGCGCGCCGCGCAAGCGTGGCAGCAGCGCATCCAGATCAAGACATTGCGGGACCGCGCGGCCCGTGCCTGGTCCCAGAAGGACCGGGACCATGCCAGCCACACGCAGCGGGCGACCGCCAGGCGTGCCGGCCAGGTGCACGCGCATCTATCGCGGCTTATCGCGGACTGGTCCCCCGGCCTGGATGCGAAGCTGGCGGGGTATGGCATCGCCAATGGGCTCTCGCAGAACGAGATAACCCAGGCGGCGCTGCAGAACCCCAGCTTTGTGGTCCTGTTGCACAAGGCGCATCAATTCGACGAAGCCGAGAGGAAGAAAAAGACCAAGCAGACGTTCGACGCATCGCAGGCCGCCCGGCCGGTGACGCGTGTCGGCGGCGGCGGAGGGACGGCGCAGAGACGCACCACCGATGCCAGCGGCGACACGCTAAGCACCGAGGAATGGGCCAAGCGCGAGCGCGAACGGATGCGCAAGCGCTAACCCATATTTCCCTGAAGGAACCCCATGTCGAACACACTTCTTACCCCCACCCAGGTGACCCGCAAGGCGCTCATGGTGCTGCACCAGAAGCTGAATTTCGTCGGCACCATCAATCGCGGCTATGACGACAGCTTCGCCAAGGATGGCGCCAAGATCGGCAACACGCTGAACATCCGCGTGCCCAACCAGTATACGGTGCGCACTGGCCCCACGCTTTCCACCCAGGACACGACCGAGAACAGCGTGCAGCTGCAGGTTTCGACCCAAAAGGGCGTGGACGTGAATTTCACCTCCAACGACCTGACCATGAGCCTGGACGATTTCAGTGACCGGATCATCGAGCCGGCCATGGCGGTCCTGGCGGCCAATATCGAGGCCGATGCCATGAACATGGTCAATGACGTCTATCAGCAGATCAACAACCAGGGCTCGGCGATCGCCTTCAACAATGTGCTGATGGCGAGGAAGCGGCTGGTGGACAGCCTGGCGCCGGTCAACGACCGCACCTGCAACCTCTGTACCCAGGACAATGTCGATCTGGTGGATGCGCTGAAGGGTCTGTTCCAGGATTCGACCAATATCGCCAAGCAGTATCGCGAAGGCTATATGGGGCGCACCGCGGGCTTCGACTTCCTGGAGAACACGCTGTGGCCGACGCATCTGTCGGGCACGGAGAACGGTTCGTCGCCGACATTCGCGGTGAATGGCGCCAACCAGACCGGCAGCAGCGTCACGGTGAGCAACGGCTCGAGCAAGACGCTGACCCAGGGCGACATCGTCACCTTCGCCGGCTGCTACAGCGTGCATCCCGAGACCAAGGCGGTATCGAGCCAGTTGCAGCAGTTCGTGGTGACGGCGCCTGTGTCGAGCACGGGCACGAGCATTCCGATCAGCCCGGCGATCGTGACCGGCGGCGCGGCGCAGAACGTTTCGGCTTCGCCCACCAATACGGGCGCGGTGACCAAGGTTGGCACGGCGTCGCAGCAGTATGGCCTGTCGCTGGCCTATCAGAAGAACGCGTTTGCCTTTGCCACCGCCGACCTGATCATGCCCAAGGGCGTGGACTTTGCGGCGCGCGAAGTGCTGGACGGCGTATCGATGCGCATCGTGCGCCAGTACGACATCGTGAACGACAAGTTCCCGTGTCGTATCGATGTTCTGTATGGCTACAAGACCATCCGGCCGCAACTGGCGTGCCGCCTGGCGAACAACTGATGTGCTGGCGGCGCTGGTTGTGACGCCAGCGCCGCCACATTTTCCCATAAGGAGCAAACATGGCGCTGGATGGCAGCTATGGCGGGTTGCAGGCCAGCATCGCCGATTTTCTCAATCGCGGCGATCTGACCGCGGTCATTCCCGATTTCATTACCCTGGCCGAGGCGCAGATGGCGCGCCGGCTGGTGTCGCGGGCAGGGCAGGGCATGCCCGTGCCGCGCCGGCTTGTGCAACGCGCGGATGCGCAGATCGCGCAAGGTGCCGAATATGTGGCGGTGCCCGGCGACATGTTGGGGCCGCTGGACCTGATGCTTGAGGCTACGCCGCCGATCGAACTGGACTATCTGGACCCCGCCAATCTGGAACGCGAGAAGGCACGGGCAGCGTGGGTGGGGGCGCCCAAATTCTATACCGTGGTGGGCGGGCAGTTGCAGCTATATCCCCTGGCCGACCAGGATTACGACGCCGGGCTGGTCTATATCGCGCGCACGCCGGCCTTGAGCGATGCCGCGCCGGCCAATTGGATCCTGGAGGATTATCCCGACGCCTATCTTTATGGCGCGCTGGTGCAGTCCGCGCCCTATCTGCGCGATGACGCACGCGCCGATCTGTGGGGCACGCTGTTCACCGCCGCGCTGGACGACATGTGCAATGCCGATCCCATGCCGACGGACAGGTCGCTGTTGCGCACGGCGTTTCCGTCGCTGACGCGCCGGGGACGGTTCGGCGCGTACGACATCATTTCCGACAGCTGAAAGGTTTTCTGATGGCGAGCTTTTCCAAGTTCAACTGTTTTGTCGCCGACCTGGCCAACAAGGTGCACAATCTGGGCGCCGATGCGTTGAAGGTCATGCTGACCAACACCGCGCCGGCCGCCACCAACCAGGTCAAGACCGATATCAGCGAGATCGCAGCCGGCAGCGGCTATGCCGCGGGCGGGCTGAGTGTGGCGATTGCGTCTTCCAGCCAGGCGGCCGGGACCTATAAGCTGTTGCCCAGCGTCGATCCCGTTCTGACGGCGACGGGCACGGTGGGGCCGTTTCGCTATGCGGTGCTGTACAATTCCTCCGCTGCGGGCGGCAATCTGATTGGCTGGTGGGATCGCGGCACGTCGATCACCCTCGCGTCGGCCGACACCTTCACCGTCGGGCTGGACCTGACCAACGGCATTCTGCAGCTGAGCTGATGCCGGCCAAATATGGGACAGGCGCCTATGGCGAGGGGAATTACTCAGCCCCTACGGCTTCGGCGTTTACGTTGGCTGCGGGTGGGTTTGGCGAGACGGGGCAAGTGTGTGGCTTGAGCTGGCAGGCGTCGGTGGGGGCGGGTTTTGGCGGCTTTGGCCTGGCGGGGATTGCAAGCGTCTTGCGGGCCGGGTTTGCGGCGAGCGTTGCGGCTGGGTTGTTTGTGTTGGCCGGCCGAGCGGCGGGGCTGTTGTGGGCCGCGCTGGTGGCCCTGGGCGAGGCTGTGTTTGGCGTGAGCGCAGGCGTCGTGTTGTTGCCGGCCCGGTGGATCATTTCGGCCTGGCCCGGGATGGCCGGCCTGGCAGGGCAGGCAGTGCCGTTTCTGTCCGGCAACATCTGGGCGCTGGGCGGCGGCAGCGAAACCGCCTGGAGCGCGGCCGGCGAGGGCGGCGATCCGTGGGCGCCGGTTTCGCCCGATCAGATCAGTTGGACCCTTCAATAGAGAGCGAGCGATGACAACGACCAACCTTGGCATGACCGTACCCACCGTCGGCGCCGACACTGACAATTGGGGCAATGACCTCAACACCGATCTGGGGCTGATCGACGCCTTTGCCGGCAAGCTAATGCCCGGCGCGGAGGTGACGCTGGCGTCAGCCGCGACCACCGACATCGGCAATGCGGCGTCGACCGCGGTGGCGATTTCCGGCACCACGGCCATCACCAGCTTCGGGACCGTGGCCAACTGCATCCGCTTTGTGCGGTTCACGGGCGCGCTGACACTGACCCACAACGCGACCAGCCTGATCCTGTTGGGCGGGGCGAGCCGAGCGACGGTGGCGGGTGCGGTTGGCGTCTACAGGTCGGACAGTTCGGGCAATTGGCGGGAGCTGGCGTATCACGATCAGGATTTGTCCCGCGCGGCAAGCGCGGTGCTTGGTGCTCTTGCAATCAATGGTGCGCTTGCCACCGGGAAGCAGTTCTCCGTGAACGGTGACTCCCAATTTGGTGGTAGTATAAATATTGCAAACAACATCACCGGGGCCGCAAGCGTTATAGCGGGTTCTATGACGACAACTGTTGGCAGCTACACCAACACAGGCTTTGGCAATACGAGTACTTTTGACTGGGGTGGTATCGCCACCAGTTACGGGGGCGGGTTTACTGTCCAGTGCGTCAGTGGTGGCGCCATTCTCAACGAGGGCGCAACATCCTGGGCAGCAAATTCAGACAAGCGATTGAAGATGGCGTTTAAGCCTATTGTCAATGCTCTCCAAAAGATCGCGCAGCTAAATCCTGTCACCTTCAAGTATAAGACTGACAAAAAATGTTCGCGCCGCCGGGTTGGTCTTATTGCACAGGACGCACGAAAGGCTCAGCGGGAAGCAGTCTATAAGGGCAAGGACGGATTCTTGCAGCTTGCCCTATGTGAAATGGTGCCACTTGCATTTGCCGGTATTCAGGCGTTGGTCGCGGAGAATCGCTCGCTCAAAAAGCGTCTCGTAAAAATTGAACGACTTCTGGCTAACAAGGGCTATTGA